ACCACCACCTCCACCACCACCACCGCCACCACCGCCACCACCACCACCGCCACCACCGCCACCACCACCACCACCACCACCACCACCACCGCCAGTGTTGTTAGCAATGACTACAAGTTTAGTTAGGTCAACCTCAGTCCCGCCAGTGTTGTTAGCAATGTCTACAAGTTTAGTTAGGTCAACCTCAGTCCCGCCAGTGTTGTTTGCGATGTCTACAAGTTTAGTTAGGTCAACCTCAGTCCCGCCACCGTTGTTTGTATTGTTAGCTAACGCGATAAGCCCCGCGTCAGAGGCGTTATTCTGGTTGATGGCAGTTTGCTCGTTTGCCTTGGCGATAAGCCCCGCGTCAGAGGCGTTATTCTGGTTGATGGCAGTTTGCTTGTTTGCCTTAGCGACAAGATTTTTATCAGAAGAATTGTTTTGGTTTACAGCGGCTTGTGACCGTGCCTTTTCCTCAAGCTTTTTATCTGAGGCGCTGTTCTGGTTGGTAGCCTTTTGTGTGGTAGCCTTCTCGACAAGATTTTTATCAGAAGAATTGTTCTGGTTGGTAGCCTTTTGCACCGTAGCTTTTTCAATGAGTTTTTTATCCGCGGCACTGTTTTGGGTGGTGGCCTTAGTGGCCTTAGTCCCTGTGGAACCGCCATCGTATTTTTTTGTGACGCTGCGCGGCGCGGCACGCTTCTGTGCCTGCAAGTAAGCCTGTAGGTCGTGTAAGACTTTCCGAGAGTGCATGATTTACCTCATCTTCCGCGTGTTGCCGCATACTAGCACAGGCTAGTACATAAGTTCCATATTAAGTTTACGGTGTAAGTTTCAAGAACCCGCTGCTATCTACGTAGATAGTCCCCGACTCAAGCCCTGTAGTGCTGGTAGGCACACTGGTAAGCACAATGGTCGTGTTGCGGCCTTCGCCGGGGTTCTGCATCTGTTGCATATACTGCACAAAAACACGAGTAACTTCTGCCATATAGCGCTGGTCGTATTCTTTTGGGGGCACTGGAAACGGAATATTGGGGACGTTACGCGAAGCCATAGCTACCTCTTTCCATCGGAGCGAACATCAAGGCGCGGAGCCCCGAGACGCCAAGTGACACCTACACCATCGCTGTCAATACGGAACGTAAAGCTACGGCCCCGCAAGCGAGTAAAGACTTGGTTTGTAAACTGCTCGACAGGGTAGGTTCCTGTACGTGTGATCGCGCTACCCGTGTACCCTGAAGGCGCAGCATTGAAATCCGCGCCGGGGAAGTTAGACATTTTCACAGTCATAGTAGCTGATGGCAGCGTTGCGGTAGAGTTCCTGAAAGTAAGGTCAGGAATGACGCGCCAGATAAACGCAAATGAGTCCCCATCTCCAAGGTCTTGCCCAGAAGATTCGATATACGCGCTGATAGCGGAAGTAGGAGTTGTGCTACCATCGTCCATACCCGACTCGTGCAGGTACATATAGTTATCAGTTGACGCCGCGATAGGGTAGCTACCTAAGTTTTTGTGTGTCCAAGCGGTGCGGGCCATGGAACCGTAGTACCAGATACGCTGTTGATAATTATAGACAACGTAAGAATCGTTCTCAGAGTTTGTTACGCCATTGGTGACCGTATTTGATGGGTAGAACCACCATATTTCGCCGTAGTTAATGTTTACCCCAGCTACTATTTTTGGCGTTTGGTTAGAGTTAATACGGGAAAATACGTAGTCCTTTACATCGCATGGAACCTGCGAAACAACCCCGTTGTAGACGTAGAAGTCACCCTCCCCCATCCAGTACACGGCATCATCGACGGCAATCGCAGCGTTAGGGCTTGTGATAGAGATGTTGTCGGATAGCATCGTAAGGCCGAAAATGTATGGAGCCCCGAGGTACTGCAGTGCGTGCACAGAGGTATCTGTGATAACGAGTATCTGTTGTTTAGTTTCGATTGCGGTAACAATAAACGAACCAGACCCGATACGTAGAGAACCTGCGTCATTCGTAGGCAACGTCCGCCATTCAGTAATACTTTCCGTGGCGCTGAACCGGATAAGCAGAGGGTCTTGCGTACCAAGGCTAAACTCATCGTCGCAACCGAAAGCAATGATATGGCGGTCGTTATCGCTTACCAGCACTTGCTTAGCGATGGTTGGGGCTGTACCTACCGCACCCGTAGGTGAGTAAGGTGCCACTAGGGTAGAGATATTGACAGCGCGTGGGTACGGGGACGAAGTATCATTTACCCAGTAATATATGCCACCGTTACGCACATTTATCAGTAGGTTTTGACCAAAGTTATCGTGCGTCCATAGCCGAAGCTGCGAATCTGCAGTGGTAGCCGTGTAGCCCTCGCCCCAACCTTGCCTACCCCATACCCCTACACCCCAACCCGTACCCGAGCTGGCTGTATTTAGGCCCGTGTTAATCTGATAAGCGCCGACTGTTAAAGCCCCACCTGTGCCCGTATCCGCAGTGGTGGGAAACGTGTACGTAGGAGCTAACCCCGAAGATGTCGCTATGGAGCTTACAGAGGATACGGTACGGGCCTCAATGGTGTACGTTGACGAAGAAATAATTGAAGTGATTTGGTATTCTTGGTTAAGAACCGCTGCAGTAATTGCGCCTCCAAGAGACACTGCACCGCTAAACGTCACAAAGTCAGTTGCAGCCGCGCCGTGGGCGGTGTCTGTTACGGTAATGGTAGCGCAGAAAATACCTACGCCGCTCAAGTGCGCAGCCGCCGTTGTGCCTTGTTGCCCACGAAGGAGCCCTGTCAATGTGTTACCAGCTACGCCAGAGTATCGAATCTGCTCGGAATCAATCTGAACAATCCCCCCAGTCGTGGGAAACCCTGTGGCAGACGCAATAGTTACGGTGGTATCAATAGCGGTTATATCCGCGCTTAGTGTGCTCTTTCCCGCGGCAAATGTTACCGCGCCCGCAGCGGTGGTTTCCCTGATAGGTGTGATATCGTTATATGTACCGTTACCAGAAACGTAGTATTTCTGAGAAGTGCCGAGTCCTATGTATTCGTTGGTATCAAGCGCCACCCACGGATGGATAGCGCGACAAGTTCCTAGCAGAACCGTGGTAGCATTAAAGGGTTGCCAACCACCAATCTTTTCGGGATAGCCCATACGGAAACGAACTTTGTCAACGTCCCACCAACCGCCTTCGTTTGCATAGCCTGTGGTTTCGCGGTTTAGTCCCGGCTGGAACTGAAGCTTCATTAACGGCATAGCAGCCTCCTGTTGCCGGGATTATACCTTACGCCTTGCGCTTAGACCACACCGACCATGCAGCTACGACCATTGTAGAAACAGCTCCGCCGATTGTAGCGGCAGTTTCGTTGTCAATCACATTCTTTCCGGCCAAGTAAGCCACCAGAGCGGTCACCAGAGTGCGGACGATGCCGCCGATTTCACTAGAGTTCATTTTTCTTCCCCATATAAGCGTCGACATGACGCGGATAATTGCAGTGTTGAAGGGTACAGGCTCGTCAAACTCAGGCGCGTATACGTGCATATCTGCGGTAGCGGGCGTCAGGAACAACGCTATCTCCGCGTTGCGGCGATTGACTAAGCCTTTCTCAACTTTGCCGTTGTCCTTGTTCCACATCCTGAACGCAGCCGCCGCTTTATCCTTATTGCCCGCGTTTAACTCACGAAGGACAGTAGATTTTGCAAAAGCGTCTGGGCCGATGTTGTACGCCAATGACACACAAGTCCCACGTTCATTTTGGTTGACCTTTGCTGTGATCAGCTCGTCAACTTGTGCCGCAAACTTGTTGATGCCTTGCAGTAGCAACTCCTCGGCGCGTCCTTGAGTGATTGTCATGCCTTTGGTTGGCTCGATACCAAGCCCCGCTGCCGCTGTAGTGCCGTAACCAATAGTCCACACACCGCCGCCATCTTGGTAGGCCGTCAACTTGCAGCCTTCCCACTGCTTAATCAGATCTAACGTAGCCTTATTCACGTTCATCGCGGGAGGGCCTTATGGATTTCGTCAAGCTTTGTCATTATCGACTTAAAGCTTTCCTTGGCTTCCTTGAACTCGCGGTCATGGTTTTCCTTTACCAGAGCGTGTTCAGCTTTCACCACAGCAAGTTCTTTCTCATGCCGCTGGGTCATGGAGTAGTGCGCCCACATAGCGCCAGCCAACGGCAGTACGGCAAATTGCAAAATGACTTTAACGATGTCAAACATACTTGGATCAGGCTGCATTATGCAGACACCCCTTTGATGATAGTGAAGTTGACAATTGGGGTATCCGAAGCTGTACCAACCACCGATGCCATTGTGATCTGAAACGATGTTGCCGCCGTAATGGCTGTAACAGAAGCGACATAAGTGTTGGTTGCGCCACGAACAGACAACACAACTGTATCGGTGACGGCAATGCCCGTGTTTGGCACGGTGAACGAAAAATAAGTTCCGACAACGGCTGTGGTTGTGAACAAAGTAATTGCGCCAGATTTCTTTGTGCTAGTGGTAGGCGTACTTGTTGTGCGGCTTGTTAACTGCGTTACGGCAGTGCCTGCGCCAGTGGCGTACCCAACACCACCTGTGCCGGAAGACAAGACGCTGGTTGATGCTGTGGCGGTGGTAAACGCACCTGTGGATGGGCTGGATGCACCAACGGTGCCGCTATAGACGCCAGAAGTAATTGTCGGCCCCGTGCCTAAAACGTTAGCGCCTGAGCCAGTAGATGTGGTGACGCCCGTACCCCCGGAAGCAACAGGAATAGCGGATGAAAGCCCAGTAATAGAACCCCCAGTGATAGTAGCACTAGACAAGGCAAATGTTGATGTAAGATCAACAACCGCGGCTGTTGCCCCTGCGCCATCGCAGTACACAATTTTAGATGTGCCAGTAGTAAGTGTTACCGTGCCGCCCGTACCTTGCGTAAGTATAATGCTGCGAGCCGTGTTATTCTTAACCAAGTACATATGCTGGGCGGTATTTGGGGAAATTGTAACCGTGTTGGTGGCGCTAGGAGTACCGCCCAGAACTAGGACTTTGTACTGCCCTTCAGATAAAGCCCCCGCCGAACTTGTCGTGAGCGTGTATGTTGTGCCCGTACCTACAGAAACCGCGCCTACCCCGTTCGTAAGGCGGTCAATAATTTGCAGATTGGTGTTTGTTGTAGTACCCCAAATTCCTGTTTGATCACCTGAACCGATGAGTTCCATACCACTGTTCGTTGCGTAAGTGCTCGCCATGTCAGTCCCTCATGCACAATTAAGCCACTATACGTAATACCGGGATTCTATGCAACACTTACCCATGGGTTTGATGCGCTCGGGACTATCGTACTATAGTCGGGGTTTTGGGTTGGTTGTATTGGACCCCAGACAAGAACATTTGAAACGTATCCATATGCGGCTATGCCCGTAGGTTCGACAGACGCAGTTCCAGTTATAGATACAGCATTAACTTCACCCACTGCGGCCACACCAGTGACGCTGACATTCACTGTTGGTAGTACCGTTACGGAGCCAACTGCGCTAATTCCCTCGTTTCCAGTTACAGAAACTGTTACGCTAACTGTATTGATGGCGACAGTTACAGTTCCAACAGCTCCGGTGGCAGAAACACCGTTGACGGACACACTTTCATACTTTGCAACTATTGCCGTGCCGACTCCGCCTGTGGCCTGTATGCCCGTGACGGTGGTGGATGCACTAGCAGAAACAGTCGCAGTGCCGACCGCGCTAGTAGCAGATACGTCCGTAACACTTGCTGACACGTTGACTGGTGGAACATAACGGATAACAATTATGCCACCAGCACCAGCGCCAGAGGTTATGCTGCCAGAGGCGCTTTGCCCAGCCCCACCTCCGCCACCACCATAACTTCCACCAGAATAACCTACAGAGGCACTAGTAGCAGTAAAACTCCCACCCCCACCGCCGCTGCCGTATATTGCTAAATCAGACCCATTACCCCCTCCTGTACCCGGTGCAGCCGTACTGCCCCCAATACCAGAAATACCGCCAAAACCACCGCCGCCTGAACCGCCATCACCTGTTGAACCACCACTTTTGTCAACGCCATTATTTCCTGCGCCCCTTGGTCCAGCAGCTCCACCTCCTCCAGTACGACCTCCCGTTGGGCCTCCCTGCTGTTCACCTCCGTTACCACCCGTGTACTTTATGCTACCAATTGCACCTGTTAGCGAACCGCCAGCACCTCCTGCAAAGGTTCCCGAAGTAGCCCCCGCAACACCACCAGCACCGCCATTTGCTGCGACTAACGATGACGCTTGTAAAGCATTCCCAAACCAAGTTGCCGTGCCAGAATTTCCGTTTATTTCTCCGCCACCTGTCCTAGTGACACCTACCCCACCTGTGCCTATTACATAGGAGACTGATCCAGATAGAGTTTGATTACTGGCCCTTGAATACCCACCGCCACCGCCACCTGTAGCAGTGTAAGGGTTCGTAGCAACCTGATAAGCAGTTCCGCCAGAACCACCAGCACCAATAACTTCAATGGTGTTTAGGGCGTTATTCCAGTCAGACGGAACGGTCCACGATGTACCAGAGGTCAATACTATTGTAGTGACATCTGGATTTACCCCGACATCATCCGCTAGGGGAGCAGAAGCTAGTGGGGAAAAGCCAAGCATTTATATGTCACTCCACTGGAGGGGTGAACGTCTCGCCATCGTACAGCCAGCCGGGGCCAACCTCAGTCGGGGCTGTAAGCCAGTCAGCTAAATCTGCGCGGTATGTGTCATTTGGAAATGGGATGTCGCTGATCAAAAACGCCTCGACCACCACACCATCTTCAACCCGTGCTTTTACAATTTGCTCCATCATTAACTCCACGGGCCGTAGGTTGTTGCTGTCGCGCTAGTGCTGATACGTCTCGCCATGAAATAACTATCTGTCTGCACAACAGCGGCAGCGGCTGTAGTTAGCGTGAAGGATGGAATAATCGTGCCAGCAACGGAAACTTTGAATGTTCCACAGATAAGTACACCGAGAGACTGTGAGGTCGCCACTGTAACAATGGCCGCGTTTGATGTGACACCCGTCCAATAAGAACCACCAACAGCACTGCCAGCCCCCGGAAACGCAGCATCAGTACCACTAGCCGTAGACAAGGCAGACGCAACTGTAGCAGTGCCAGCGCCAAGAATACCAAACGCGCCATTGCCTGATGTTGACGACATAGTTGTCAAATATACAAACGCCTCATACCGATACGTTCCAATAGGCAAGGTCAGTGTTCCGTTGGTAGATGCGTTAAACAACTTTTGCGCTGCCGTGCTGCTTGTCAGTGTGTATGTTGCGTTCTGTTGTATCCAAAATTCCTCTTGAATATCTTCAGCACCAAGCGTGACATATACCACGGCAGAGCCGCTCAGTGACAGTAAAGACCCAGTACTAGACGATGTAAGAGTGCGCGATAGGGTCGTGCCAGATGTTGTATATACACCTGTGCCAATTTCCCAGTCTATACCGTCCTCAATCGTGTAGCGTACTTGATCCGTGTTAAGTACACCTGCCGCACCAAAAGTCTGAAAATTGCTAGACGCCGAGCCAAGCGTAATTGTGCCTGTCCCCGTGGTTGCTGTCGTCATCTTTGCGCGGTTGACGGTTCTCATTATGCAATCCGAATAATGGCCGTTGAAGATGTAGCAGACGGGAACACAACAGTGAATGTGCCAGAAGTAGAGGTTTTATCGCTACCAAAGTCTAAGATAACCACTGTAGGGTTGGTCAAGCCCGCCGAAGATGTGGTGTTTGGCGTAGTATTGTAAATCATAGCACCGCGAGCGGTGATGGTGGCCGTGGTAAAGTCTATGTCAGCAAAGTCAGTGAACGCAGTGGTTCCAGAGTTTGTGGCAGTGATGTTGGTCAACGTACCGCCACCAGCGGAATATGAGCCGGATGCAGCAACTTCATTAGTCGCCGTGTAAGCAGTGGTAGTAGCGTCAAAAGTTGCGCTGCTGGTGTACAGTGCAAGCTTGAACGCATCGCCCGTGGTGAGAGTGAAGTCGTGACAACCTTTCAAGAGTTCTGTCTTGAAAGACGTAGCCATAAAGTTTCCAGTGAACGAAATTTTAGCCTCCTACCTATTACCCAAGCATCTGGGGTTGCACCATTTTTTTGGGGATAAGTACCCCACCTTTGCCCCAACGAAAACCCAACGGGGGCGCTGGGGGTTTAACCCCAGATTTGAGCATACTATCACGCATTTTTTCTTTTGTATCTAGCGTATGGGATACCCCATAACGATGAGACATTTCCGGAGGGAGTTCAGCATTCCATACGGTCTGTCCCTTCTTGAACTCAGTACCCGGAGAATTTCTACCCCGTGCTTTTGCAGATTTACTCATCTTCAAACGAGATTCATCCGTATACTTAAAGTCCTTGCGCGATTCTGCTGCGCGTTCCCGCTCTGAGGCAAAGATCCGTGCCTTAAAATCTGGTATGCGCCCCATAGCAATCAAAGCTAACCAAAGGCCGCGAACACTTGGGTATATGCGAACAAGCAGTTTATGAGCAATGAAGTGTTCTTTTGCGGTCAGCAACACTAGGTTGCTCTTTGCATTGGAGCCACCCATACACTTAGGAACTATGTGGTGCTTCTCAGTGTATCCGACCAACTGACGTTGGGAAGCCTTCTCCATCAACGCAGTGTAAAGCCTCCCGTAGTCCATGTCAGATCCTCCTGATCAGTTCAGCGAGGTCAGGGTGACCCGCATCGTTAAGCGCATTATACACAGTAGTACGGTCATTGGCGATAGCGGTGTGCATATAGAGGGCTACCACCTTTTCAATCTGCTGCCGGAATGCTCGTGCTTGTTCCTTGATGGCAGGGGGCGCAGAATCTGACACATACATCAGCTTATCCGCGCAGCGCACTGCCAATTCCTCGGGTGTAAAGCCACGCCCGCTAGTCGTGTGAACTTGCACAATCGGGGTATCCCGCGGAAATTCCATAGCTCCAGAGTTCATTTGTTGGTCCTTATTTGTCCATCGCGGTAGTCATCGCGCTTGCCACGTACATCAACCATGCCAAGGTTCATAAGCGCTGCCTGATACCGTTCTGCGTATTTAGCCATCAAATCTGGATCACCCTTCATAAAGGTATAAGCCTCGATAAGGCTACCGTACAAGAGGGTAGCTTCGGCGTTGTCACCCAGCCACGATGTATTTGTATCCACAATGGACGGCGGGTCGTAGAAGTAGTGCAACTCAACTTGATACGAAGCGTCTGGGGTTGGGCCTACAATAAAATTACCATAGGCCGTAGACACGCTTTCCCCGTCAAACTGGGCGTAGTATTTTGGCACCCCAGAGGTAGACGGAGACGGATAGGCTTCCCGCATGAAGTTCACATCTTTATCAAGCAGGTATTGGTAGTTACCGTCTCCATCTATCACTGCGAGAGAGAACACAGTAAGAAAGTCAGTAGGACGAGCGAGGTATTTATCTCCGCTCGTCAAAGTACCCAAAACGTTTTTACGAAGTTCTGGAATCATCACCGAGCGGTATACACGTTCCTCAGTCTGGCGAACAAACGTAGGAATATTGTTCACGAAAGTGGTTTCCGTGTTTTCCGTATAGTCCTGTATCGCCTGACTGAGTTCTGTGTAGTTCATGGCTTAGCAAGACCCCGTGAAGCGTTTACCGCGAATAGCCGCACCCGCACCGCGAACAGTACCGCCTGTTTTCATGCCGCCACCGTAGTTCATCTTTTTGACTGCGCCGCCCATAGCCATCTTGCCGACACCGTCAGCAGCAAAAGAGGGTACTTTCTTACCACCTTTTTCAACCATTTTGATCTTGCCGCCTTTAGCCATCTTATTGGGGGCATCGTGCTTCTTATCAGCAGCAGATGCCTCATGCTGTTTCATGGTCATGCCAGCTTTCTTAGCCATGGCCTTGTCTTCACGCATATCCTTAGCAGAGCCTTCTTTCATTTTAACAACTCCCCCTGCGTTACGCCGGGTTACATCACCTTTAGAGCGGGTATGTTCATTTAAAATCCCAATGACTTTGTCATTGCGTTCCATCTCCTTGAAACTATCCTTTATATTTGTTCCCGGTACAAACCCTGCGGGTTCATCCTTTGGGCGGTTCATTGCGTTGAAGTCCCGTGCGCCTCCGGCCCTTCCTTTGGCGATGTAATCAAAGGCGGGTTTATCCGGGTTCTCCGCGTCATCTTTTGCATACGCGGCCAGCCTTTTTTGCTTAGCCGCATATGCTTCTGGGTCTTTTTTAGCGGCAATCTTGTTGCGGGATGCGGTCACGCTTGGGGGTGTTCCGGTTTTTTGCGCAGTCATAGCCATGATGGCCTCCTTAAGTTGTGGTTACAGTTACAGTTCCGACAGATCCTTCAGCGTATTGTATAGGGTTCCAAACAGGGTTCCACCCCCAGATAGCGTTTGCTGCGGCCTCTGCAGTGTCAGGACGCGGGTCTTTCAGCGCCTGCGGGTCATTGATCTTGAGACGCCCGATATACAACTGCGGATGGTCAGGATCGACAACATCTTTACCCACGCGAAATCCTGTGCGCCGTCCAAGCTTAATTTCCCAGACAAGTTCGCTCAGCGGGTAACGAAACCCAGTGAGGTCGCAGAATCCAAAAGCTTTACTGCCATGGGCGTATGCGGGCATCTTAGTTCCCCAACATCATGGAGTTGAACGGAGTAAACATAACCGAGGAGCGGTCACGATCTTCATCAGCAGCGAGCGCAAACTGCTCGTCGTAGATAGCTTTAAGCTGCGGTACTAAGGGCATAGACTGGGGCTTTTTCATGGCGAGGTAATACGCAAGGCCCGCCACAAGGGCAGGCACAAAGCGCGGCGGAACCGTAGTTGTATTCCCACCGATACCTGAAGCTAGGCCGTCAATCCCTTTGAGGCGGTAGTACGCAACTGTGTACGGCTGGGTGTTGTCTGGCACGGGCCATAGGGTGAACGTGGTGCTTGTAGCAAGACGCTGCACGAAGATCTGTGTGGGACGGCCCGTGATTAGCTTGTTGGTCTGCTGCGAGTAGGTAGAGACGCTGATGCGCTCAAGGTAAGTATCTACCTGCGATGTACCTGTTCCTGTACGTAGCTGATGTTCAATTAAATCGATTGTGTCTACCGGGAGCGTGTAAGTGGCAGTTCCAGAAGTCAGAGCTTGCGTACCAGACTCGATAGTAAACAGGTTCAGGCCCCGGTTCTGCCACTCTAGGGTGAGCAAGTTAAGGCTGCGGCGGGCCGTTTTTAGGTCATAGCCCGACTGCATTTCGAGGCCAGCACGTTCATAGGCTTCCTCAAACAGTTCTGGCAGATCAGGTACAACAACAGCCATATCTACTTCCTAAACTTTGCCGTCTTAACGGCTATCTTCTTTGGTTGTGCAACGAACTGCTTACCTGCCGCGGTGCCCGCACGCTTTGCCTTTGTAGTCGCAGCATACTCTGAAGTAGTTAGAGATTCACGCGCTTTCTTTGGCAGGTAGCGTTCTCCAGTGGGTTTTGGCCCGACAGTAGAGTTTTTACCGCTTTTTGTGCCCCAATCCTCTTTACCCCACTTAGATAGGGACTTCTGCCCTGAAGTCTTCTCGCCAGTGTACGCACCGCCCTTGCCTTTGTAGATCTTTCCAGCAAGCTGCATGGCCCGAGCGGAATGCTTGCCGCCCATTTTGGCTTTTGCCTGCGACTTGGACTGTTCCCACAAGGCTTCGTTTGTGCGGCCCATAACCTAGTACACCTTTGCGCCAGATTTACCGCGGGTTGCACAGCCGCAGCCGCGTACAGAACCACCTTTTTTCATCGCCCGCACGGGGCCAGCCATGCTTGGCATAGGGGGCGTACCCTGAGAGTAAGTTGCGGGGTTAGTAGGCACGATGCGGGAGGGGGCGTTTGTAGCCATTTTCATGCCGCCTTGCTGCGCCATATCCGCAATGTCGCGCCCGCGCTGGTTTGTCATATCCGAAGGGGTGGGCATCCCACCCGTAGCCATTTTCTTAGCCTTTTGGCGGTTGCCAAAGAGCTCTTTCATCATGCTGCCGCGACCGATTGCCATCTTACTCTCCTAGCATTTCCACGCCCGAAGGCTTTTGTTGATACGGCTATTGGGATCGTTAGCCGTCTTAGCGCTTGTAAGTTTCTTCTTCATACCCGTCATTCTGGCACAAAAAGAGGCTTTGCGTGGGCCACCTTCTGGCTGTGGAGCCTTCAACCCCGGCTTACCGGGATTGGCCTTGTTGTATGAGGCGCGACCCTTGGCATTGAGACCGCCAGCAGGGTTCTTGCCTTCTTTGCGGGTCCACGCCGGGGTCTTAGCCATAATACACAGTGACACTGGTGACGTTGGTCAGGACTGCGTAAATATTTGAGCCGCAGAGAACGCCCTCGCCCGGAATCAAGTTATAGAATGGTGCTGGGGTTGTGGTGCTTGGGATGTCTAACTCAACCAATGTTGTGCCCCCAGAGCCTCCATCCTTCAGAACCAGTTTTCCAGCAAGGGCTGAGGTAGGGCAGATCGAAAAAGCCTTAATGCGGGAACGGTTACCAAAAACAGAGCCAGAGGCAGTAAGGTATGTAGATTTTACGTCAGTTTGCATCGACATCGAAGTCTCCTAAGCATTGAGGATACGGCCCCACTAGGGGGCCGTTCTATGTCAATTACACCAAATCATGCGCTTGGATGTAGCGAACGGTGATAGTCCCCACGCCAGCGCCAGTGTTTGCTGACAGAACGAAGATGCGCTTGTCGGCGGTGCCCGTGTCATCCCAGTTTGCTGTACGGGTTCCGTCAGTGCCGGGAGTCAATGCTGCCAAACCGATTGCGCCGCTGGTCACGCCAGCAGAAACAAGCTCCGTAGCGGTTGCGCTTGTACCAACGCTGATGGTGGTAGCAACGCCCGACCAAGCAACTGTTGAAAGAAGCTGGATGTTTAAGATGTGGCTATTTGCCGGAAGCACAATGGTGGTTGAAAGTGCTGTGGCGCTGTCTGCTTGCGTGACCGCGTACACTTGTACCATGACAACAGAGCCAACGTTTTTCACGTTGGTTCCAAGGGTAGTACCCGTGGTGTCATAGATGTTGCCAGCGCGGAGTGGGCCGGAGAAAGTAGATTTACCCATTTTGGGTTCCTTTGCACAATGGGCCACTCTGTCTGTGCAAAGTCCGCTGGGCGCGGTCAGGGTGGCAATTAGACCCAGTACTAGTGCAGTGTACACTACTACAGACGATGGAACAACCACCCTTTGTATTTACCCTTAGCCAACGGTGCGCCAGACTCCAACGCACGGTGTACGGTTGGCGGTGTTAACCCCATACCCGCACGAAGAAGCGTTATAGTCCCGTATACGTGCTTTACCCCCTCGGGAGAAACAGCGGCAACCACCGTACCCATCTTTAGTCGACTCTCTTCTGTGTGCGTCTTCCCCAGCCAGTTTTGGTTGCCCTTGATAGCCTCCGACAGCTTTTGGCGGTGTTCTTCAGTTCGCACATGCCCTTTAGCGTTCTGGTTGCCCTGCAGCGAAGTCGACATTTTTGCCCGGGTTTCTTCGGACGGTATAAACTTTCCTCCCTTACCTAGATCAAGCGCTGCCTGTACCTTTTCACTGATTTTGGCCTTGGTTTTCTCTGAGTGGGTTCGCCCAGTGCGCGGGTCGGCCTCTCTCCATTGGCGGGTGGTAGCAGCGCGTAACGCCTCTTTTATGTCGTCGGAATGCGTCTTACCAAAATTCGGGTGTAGCGCGCCTTTATTACGCCACGGAGTAGTTGCGCTCACCGACAAGTTACAGCACAGCGGATCGGATATAGCTGCCATCAACAACGACTCTTCACAGAGTTCCATATCCTGAATGCCGTCGAACTCGGCAATAATGACGAAGGAAAAGGCGGACTCCCCATGCTTACGCCACGAAGCCTGTAGCTGGGGGTTTGGGTGAGTACCCGCCCGAAGCTTCGTCCGGTGAGTACGCCACCGTTCATATAAGTTCGTGCTGCTCCCGATATAGTACGAACCACTAACGGTGTTCACTATCCGGTATACAGCAAGTTTTTTAGCGGCTTTTGACACGGGTAACTCCTACAAGATATAAGTCCTAGTAGCGCTAGTTATGCCTTGTAGATTACTTGGGGTCAAGAGAAAAGAAAAGGCCCGCCGAAGCGGGCCTAACTACTTGATTTTATTGGTTTATGCCCCAGGGCAACCGTAAATTCCCAACGGATCTGACACCCCGAACGAGTAACGCTCACGAGCCTTATAGCGAACGTTGCCTGTGTCAAAATCACCATCCATTGCAGTCGTCATAGCAGTACGCACAAAGTGCTTCATGCCATTCGGAACGTCAGTGGTCAGGAACCAAGCGTCATTGTCGGTGAAGTAGTGGTTGATAGCATAACCACCGGGGATTGCACCGTTGTTCCGCAATGCGTTGATGTCATTGTCGGCGGTCCCCACACGCTGTTCCGTCTCAAGCAGACGGGTAGCGATGAACTGCGAGGACGACGGAATGATCAGCTTGCGCGGGCGAGCAGCAATCAGCAGACCACGTTCGTCTTTGAACGCAGCGATGTCGATCACGGCCTGCTCGAGAGCAGTCTCATTCAGGTCAACGTCAGTGGTGGGGCGGTTGGAGTTAGTGATACCCGACACTGTGGGGTGCGCAGTGCTGAACAGAGTAACACCGTCACCAGAAGTGAAGGTGGTGAAGCCTGTGTTCAACAACGATGCCGCCTTGACTTGCTTCGTGTAGGCCATGGCGCGAGCCAAAGCTTTCGTGTAGCGAGCCGACAGCGAATCGTACAGGTTGTCTTCCATCGCTTCTTCGGTGATGGCGAAACCCATAGCCACGGTCTCGTGCGTATAACGAGCCGTGAACGCTTCCTGTGCGTTGTCGTAAGTGATTGCAGAACCTTCGTTTTTCACAGGAGCTGCGCCAAAACCCGACAGCTTTTGCTCCTCCTCGAATGAACGTTCTGAGGATTCGGTATCATAGATTTCCGTGTGCTCGTTTTCGTACTTCTTGTATTCCAGACCGAACAGAGCGTTCAGCCCGGGAAGAAGTTCTTTGAGAGCCTGTGCGCGTGAAATTGCCATTTGTCAGCCCTCCTATCAAACGCCGAGCGAGTTATAATAAGAATGAACACCTACGTTCAGCTTTACGATGAACTCAGGATAATCATCCGACTCAGTACCGCGAACAACGTCAACAATACGCAGAGCGAGAGTCGAAGTTGCAGCGAGCGAAGCACCGTTAGTGCCAACGGTCAGAACAAAGCTAGAGACGCCAGTCGTAGCGTTGCCGCCCGAACCAAAGCCAAGAGCGGCGTTCTTGCCGATAGCGCCCGGCCAACCAGAGCCAGCAGTGCCCGAGTTGAAGGTGCCCAAAGCTGCCGAACCCTTGATCTGGAACAGAGCGTCCGGGTCATCCATGACCATGACGAACACTTCAGTGCCCGACACTGAGTTGGTCACAGCGTTTGCTGGCAAGAAGTTATAGTAAACAGGCTGCTTGGTAGCATTGTTTACGTAACGAGCGCCAACACAGACGCCAACAATACCCGCAGTAGCATCTGCAGAAGTTGCCGGAATCTTCGTCGAAACAGGTGAAGTAGTGACAACAGCCGAAGGCTGACCAGCCGACGACAGGACGACGAGGTCGCCATTGAAGATTGCTGCGGAGTTGTTCGCAGCGACTTTGTATTCGCGGATAACACCGCCATTGTAGGACTGACCGCCGATAAGATTCTGCGGTTTAAATCCGTAACCAGTAGCAACAGAAGACATATGTCTACTCCATGCTTAGTGCGGAACTAGATAAGGTTAACCCTTACCAAACGTAGTGCGGGACGAACGCTCTGGCGCGAGGACAGGCATCCGTGGGTCAGATTCGCGGAGGTAGTTACGATCCACGGCTTCCATCTGAGCTTGAGCTTCAGCGGCTTGGCCATAGGTACGGTCCTCTGCAAGGTCGGCAGAAATTGCACAGAGCAAGAGACCACCGACTTCAATGTTCTCAGGAAAGCGCGAGTCGATATCAGTCATAATATGCAACTCGGGAAACTCAATCGCCTTTACAGGCACATAGCCCTCACGGAAGCGTTTGGACACATTCGTCATATCACCCTGACCCAAGGCGGCTGTGCGAACCCAACGGAATTTCATTCCGGGACGGGGCTCGGGGGTCGGCAACATAGACTGCCGCTTCCAAGAACTTTTACGCTCTGTGGCTTCGCGGGACTGTGCAACACGTGGTGTACGTTCAACCATTATACGATTCCTTGAGGAGTTGCGCCGCATAAATTTCAGGTTTTAGACCCAGACGCTTGGCGAGTGCGACCTGAGTAGAGGTCAAGACAACTTTGCGGGGTGTAGAGTTGGTCTGACGACCAGCAGGAGCCACCACGGAACTCATCTGACGACGAGGAGTCCTATCCTCAGTTTTCCCATCGTCAAACTTATCTGCAAACACGCGGCGAACCGATGTGTTTATTTGATTATAGTATTCTTCGCTATCTGGCGCAACACCTTGCTTGACAAGACGTTCATGCACGCCATAAGCGAAGCCCGTCATCTCCTCGTCGTCACCAAACCATGGGTTTTCTTGAGCCCAACCCTCTGCACGAGACGAGGGGCGTGGAATTGAGGGACGTTGCACGGGGGCTTGCGTCTGTTGTTCTTGTGTCGGACGCTGCGGGCGGAATGAGTGAACACGAGATTCCTCGGTCTTCAAATCCATCATGCGGGTTTGCGCTTCAGTCAGTGCATCCCCATCACCAGACTCATAAGCGGCCTTGAACTGCGCCTTAGCCTGTTCAAGCGCTGTACCAATGCGCTGCTTAGCCTGATCAAGCGACACATCTTCTGTTGCTTCCAGACGGCGGGCCATATGGTCCCGTTCTGCTTTTAGCTTCAGCGCGACATTGATAGCTTCTTCGCGTAGACGCCCATCTTCTTCCCGAGCACGGCGCTCGGCATGGTAGTCATACTTCAGTTTGTTAATACGTTTCTTAACCTTGTCGGAATACCCTTCAAGATCTTCGTCATCATCAGACGCACCCTGCGTACCCGTAGCTTTCGGCTTACCGCGGTCAGGTTCTGGCGTATCGTCGATGATTTCCAGCTCGATTTCGCCTTCGTCATCGTCATTTTGATTATCGGTATTCATGCGCGGCTATACCCCCTTGGGTCTTCGACAACTGCTTCCACAGTGTCATCATTGATAAGGCGGAACTCTTTACCCGACACTTTAAAGCGTGTGCCTGAGTAAGAACGGAAGATGATAAAGTCGCCTTCAGCGCAGTAAGGGCCATTCGGGAACTTAGCTTTGTCCACGTAGCACTCTGAGCCGAGTTTGATCACGTACCCCACAACGGAGGCCGTTTCTTCTTCGCGTTTAAGTTTATCGGGGATAAATACGCCGCCCTTGGTGGTGTCACTTAGCTCGGGCACTGCGATTAGGATGTGGTAACCCACTGGGTTAGGTAGCTTCGCAAGGACTTCTGCGTCATCGACTTTGTCAGCCGTATACATTTTAATCTCCGCAACAGTTTTAGGTACTGTCGTTACCTTGCGTGGAACTACTCCACGATGCAGTTAAGTAGTAAGCTAAGTTATCCTACAGTTCAACATACCTTTTCTCTATGTCTTTGATATCTGCTTCAGTGTCGTTCAGTGCAGCGTACTCACCTACCAAACGGCAGTAATCCTCAAAGTTCTTAGCCCCGCCAATGGCGAGGCCCTGTTCGATGTGTTCTTTACGCTCAGCAATGCGCCGCAGGAGGGCCAGAAAAATATCACTTTCCATCACGTGTATTCCGTAGCGTATCCATGGCTAGCTTAGCTCCTTCAAGGGCGTGCTTATGGTGGTTATTCTCCCGCTGCACGCCAACCTGAGCGCCAGCACGTTTGTTTTCAGCCGCCAAACGTTCCCGCTGCAACTCGATGTTTGCTTGATTATTTTCGGCTGCAAGCTCGTTTTTGTACTGGTTATTCTCTCGTTGTATACCAACCTGAGCGCCAGCACGTTTGTTTTCAGACAGTATCCGTTCCCGCTGCAGGTCGATGTTTGCCTGATTGTTCTGCGCCATGACCTGAAGCTTCTTCTCTTCAAGCTGCAACTTACCTTGAACTTGCATCTCTTTGATCTGAAGTTCTTTCTGTTGAATCTGAGTTAGCGGGTCTTGCGCGTCTTGCTGTGCCTGCATCTGGGCCACTTCAAATTTGCTCTTCTCCAGCAGTTTCTGAGCGGCTTGTGCTACAACTTGCGACAATTGCACTTCGACATCCTCTGGGAGCTGTTCCTCCTCTGCAGGCAGCGGCACGCCGAGTTGTTTCTCAATCCCTTTGCGGTACGCCATAGCCAAATGCTCGTTGATGTGGGCGAGCGTGGCTGACTGGATAGCTTGTGCAAACGGGGACTGCCCAATCATCTGCTGTAGTTTGGGATCTTGCATCGCAGCCATGTGCACGGAGATGTGCGCGTCATGGTCTTGGTACAGGAACGCCTTGATCGGCTCCTGCTTCAGTATTGCCATGTTTTCCGTAACCGGGTCTTTCGGCTTCATATCTGAAGGCAGCTTGATGAGGCTATCTGCGTCCTTGATACCAAGAACCGCTAACATCTGCTGGTGGAGTTTTCCAAGGTCGTAGAGCTGCGGAGCTTGTTGTGCTAGCTGCAGTGCCGCTTGGTACTGCATAATCCGCTGAGCCATAGTAGCAGCGTTGGGGTCTGACACTGGGATAATGTCAACGGGCCCGCCAAAGTCTTCTTGGCGGTTGAAGTCGCCCTCAACCTCGTAGTCATACTCAGGAGGCATATACTCTTTGATGATACCCGCTAGCAGACGAAGTTCGTCTTTCATTGCAGCGTGCAGGCGCGCCTGTACCCCCGACATAACCTTTAGGCTACGTTCGAGGATGGCAAGTGTCGTACCTACAGGGGCTTGGCCTCCCATATCACTAATTTTAATGTCGGCTACGGAACCGATACGCCGACCTTCATCGACCACATTTCCAAGCAACGTATAGAGGACAGAAGAGGGTTCCTTATACGGCATAGGAAATAGAGAGTCGCGGAGCGTACCGCCTGCAACGTCTGCATCGCGCCACTCACCGGGCATCAGCGGAGTGTTATCCCCTTTGATACGTAAGGAGCGCGACTTTAGCCCTGCTGGGAGATTTGACAGGGTGCCAGCGTCGATGAGCTGCCGCAGGATCGACGTAGCCGACTTCGCTAAACCACCAATAAGGTGGATCAAACCTGTGCCGTAGAACCCCATACCCGGCAGATACGGGTAGTGCACCACGTGCATACGCTTCTTCTTCGCCTCATCATCGGCGTACCAATTCCGGCGAATAGAAAGAATCGTCTTAGAACTCTTGTCGATAGTCACGACATAGGGCAGGGCAATGCCATCTTCAGAGGCAAAATCACCCGGTAAATCGATGTCCACGTGCATTTCTAGGATAAGATAGCGGTCATCATCGGTCAAATATGTCGGATCTTGGCCGTCAATTTCGTCGTATTTCTCGTGAATATCGTCACGATCTGGCTCAGGATCAGGCAAATCTACGTCCCGGTAGAAGCCCACAGCCTGTAATTTTGCAATTTCATTGGCTGTTTTACGCATCACATGAGTGAATCGCGGGCAAGTACGCAGGTTAGAGGCCCCATAAGACGCTACCAAATCCTCCGCAGGGACAAAAATAGACACCGGACGCTTCTCTACGGGGTCAAAATACAGCTTTTTGAAGGCAGAACCCGCCAAAGGCAGGCGAAACAGCATCTGTTCCATCTCATTGCGATAGTCAGGCATTATTTCCGTGATCTGGTAGTTCATTTCCTGCTCAACCCGGTACGCTTGGCGCGTTTTCTCGGGGGTAATCTTGCCTACAATCTTACTACGTGCAGGGCCACTGGCAGGCATCAACTCGCCCATAGCTTGCGCTTGGAAACGCACTACCGCTTCGGATAGCATCGGGTGATATACTCCAGATGCCCCAGACCACGGCTGCGTGCGGTCTTCAATCTTCATGCCCAGCAGGTCTAGACCCTTTACATAGGCCATGGACCACTCTTTGCGGCTGTTTTGGTCGGCAAGGAACCCATCAACAAGGTCACTTGAGACACTACCAAGGTCAGAGTCGTCCATAAACTCTGCTAAGTTTGCATCATGGTCTGCAGCGTCTTCAGAATTAGTACCACCGCCAAAGTCGATGATCACACCACCGTCTTCAGTCTCGGTAACAGTGGTTTCTAGCGGAGAAGTCTCCCCAGTCTCAAGATCGACCTCTATACCACCATCATTGGGGTCCATAAGTTCAATATTTGACGGTGTCATCGGCTTTGCAACGGCCATGTGGGCATCTCCCTACAGGTTTGGGAACACTATAACAGCATTTAGTATGTTTAAGGAAGGGGGATGGTGATTGGTTGCGGGAGAAGGACTTGAACCTTCGGCCTTTCGGGTATGAACCGAACGCGCTACCACTGCGCCACCCCGCTACTAAGGTTTACCGCCCCAAAATCACTCCGTAAAGCCCCAAAGCAGGGCATAGTGTGCTATATTCGCACGTAGAATCTCTTCCTCGACCCGCAAATCGTAAGGAATCTTAGTTCCACGCAGCATTATGCCCTCTTTTACCACGGCTAAGCGCTTTTTCATGCGCACGTACTCTTCCCGTACCTCTGTCGGCGGGGGCGGGACTAGCTCTTCTAACATTATTTAGCCTTCTTTAGTCGTGCGCGGTTTGTAAGCTGGTTATACTTATACTCAGCAGTGCCATGCTTACCAGACTTAGTAGCCGCCCGGTCCTTAGCCCGCCCAGCAGCGCCCATCTTTTGGCGAACCTCACCTTTCTGCGTGAGCTGCTGCGACCCCGGCTTCAGATCACCTGCTTTTTGCAGGGAACTAGTTGCTACCGCGAATGCTTTGCTCTTTGACATCCCTTTTGCTTCAAGCTGGGAAACAAGCCGTTCTAAGATCTTAGGCATCTTTGTTGTGCTTTCTTTCTTCGGGGGCGCGTAGCGCCTTTCACCTCAATAGTACTCTATTTTGTGCCTGTAAGGCACCTCTTCTTCACGCTCGTCCGTAGGTAGGCGGATAAATCCACCTTGGCGAAAGCGCAATAGGGCCATCACTGTCGAGTCTACCAAGTCGTCGTGACTGGCAAACGGAAATCCTGCCAGCTCCTCAACAACCTCTTCGGCCCAACGCGTTTCGGGAACCCACACAAGCCCTGACGATATAATATCAGCAACAGAGTTCAAGCGAGCCATCTTGTCGCCCGTGCCGCGGTGCGGCGTAAATTCCTGCACGAGGATGCCCATGCGGCGAAGCTCCTGATATATAGCCGTCCCGGCGGACTTTTTCTCGACGATGAAGGCGTCAGGCTCCCACTCTTCGTTCTCCTCAAGGCACAGGGCCTTGAGCTCAGGAAACTCCATCCGCCGCTTGATAGAGTTTAGCAGGATAATGTGCTTCTCGTCCCGTGCGTGCTCATTAGCAAATATGCCCCACGTTGTAAGAGCAGTGAAGTCGGCACGGTTGTTAGTCTCGGCAGCGGCGTCCAAGGACATGATAATGTACTCGCACTTGGGCGGGTCTTCGTCTTCCCACACATTCCACCACTCACGCTTGACGATAGCTGCCTCTTCAGCCGTAGGCTGCTGCTGGTACTGCGAGTTCCACTGGAACACAGGCATTGACGCCTTAGTACGCAAGAGCGCAGGTAGATCGAAGAACTCTGGCCAGAGCGGCTTCTGGACGATGTCCATGTCGCCTGTAAGCTCGTTGAATGCTTCCTTCTCGAAGATAGCTGGGAACTCAATCACCTCGTACTGATCTGAGCCCTCGTTCTGTGTCATGTCGCGGATAACGCGCCCAGTCAGGTCATCCATGTGCCATCGAGTTTGCACGATAGCTACACGCCCACCGGGCATCAGACGAGTACGAGCACCGTATGTGAACCACTCATATGCCTTCTTAAACACATCAAAGTTACCGTTCAGCACATCCTGCTCCGAGTGTGGATCGTCGATGAGCAGCAGGTCAGCACCGCGGCCTGCAAGGGCCGAGCCTACCCCACAAGCAAAATACTCGCCGCCAAAGTTCGTGCTCCATCGCCCTGCGGACTTACTGTCTGTAGCAAGCCCCACCGTGGGGAAGATGTTCTTAAACTGTTGAGTGTCGATTAGGTTTCGAACCTTACGCCCAAAGTCCACGGCAAGGTCCGTGGTGTGGGACACCATCATTACCTTCTTACCCGGATTCCGCCCAATGAACCATGCAGGGAAGTAGATGGAAACAAGCTGGCTCTTACCGTGCCGCGGCGGGATGTTAACGCACCCACGGTCCTTCGCCCCGTTTTCTAGGTCCATGAGCATATTTGCTAGAATGCGGTGATGCCGCCCGACTTTGTAATTCGGATCGACGTATAAGCAAAACTTAATCAAGTCGTCCCGTGCACCCTCCCGCTCCCTACGGGTGGTGAGCTCATCCACCATTTTCTCTATCTCCGCAGCTTCTGCGGCGGAAAACTTGTCAATGCTCCGCAGGAGTTCGTCGATCTCTTCTGGCGTAAAATCGTGGTTTTGGTTTGTCATTCGCCCTCGATTCCGAGGGCCTCATCAAGGTCAACGATCTCTCCGCTTAGCGTTAGCGGCTTGTTTTCTGGTTCTTCCTCTCCCGGGGTTACATCCCGTAAGCGAAGCAGCTTCTCCCTTAACTTTATTTTCAGGTCATCCGTGGTCTGGTGGGTCACGGTGATCTCTTGCTTATCGTTGAACAAACCTACGTCTGCTTGCTTGCCTAAGAGCTCCAACGCCCGCAGGCGGATCTTTGGGTCAGGGTTCTCGGTCTCCTGCAGGAGCTTGTTAGTGACGAGGTGGCGTATCTGCACTGAACTTGTGACGATCTGATGTGCGTAGTCATCTAAAATCTGCTGAGTCAGAATTAGCGCCGCGGGCGTCATCCGGGTTGTGGACGTATTCTTAGAGGTATGAACGGGGTTATGCGCGTAGGCTGCAGCTATCCCTGCAGCGGTGTTCCTGTCTTCCCGGGTAGGCTCTTCTATCTTGAGGCCGTGCTGCGCCAGCATTGATGCCGTCATTGCAGCAGCATTGAGCCTTGTCTGTATGTGTTTCTTAGACACTTCTCCCGTGTCCATCCCCGGCAGTGGGATGTCAAAGTCTGGTTCGATATTCAAAGCCATTGGCGCGCACTCCGTGCGAAGTAGGAAACATAACGAAGTATACAACTATACCCCCCTGTTTTGCAAATGGGGGTCTTTCCTACGTTTTTCTAGTTGCAGGGGGTGGGTCTTAGCCGGGCCGAAAATGCTTAGGGGGTGGGGGGTAATGCAAACGCATTACCTTTTTAGTTTTAGCAAAGGTGAGGTGTTCTGTTCCAGCTTTAAGGTGTTCTGTTTTCGTTCTTTTTAGAAAGGTTTGCGTGGAATAGTATACACTACGCGTATACCCCGTGCCCTCCCCCAAGGGGGGCCACCCCCACGTGGGGTCCAGCCTATGCCGTTTGGTGGCGGATTCTGGCGTTTCATGGTTAGTTATGGCAACTAATCACAAAACATCGGTTGATCTAGTTTTTTAGATAGGCGATAAAGGTGTTGTTGAAAGGGAAATGGTTCCCACGACACAAACCTAGGAAGGGTTTCACTATGACTAATCTTTTAGTTACCGCCGCCATGATCGCCTCTGTTGTTTCGTTTGACAAGAAAGGCGATGACTTCGCCAAAGCGACAGCAAAGCTTTGCGAGGACTTGCTTGCGGCAGGCGTTTCGCCTGAGTATTTCAAGCGGCCTGCAGGCGAGGCAAAGAAGAACAATCTTCATGTCGTTTCGTTCTATGGCCTATCTGAATTGGCCGTCAGAACAATTTCGGTAAAAGGAAAGAAGGCGAACGCCGAAACGATCCAGAAGTTTTTGGATCCTGAAGTGTCCAGCGCAGCAATGCTGCAAGGCACGCCAAAGGGTGGCACGGGCACATCTTGGAATAGCCAAGTGGCTAGCAAGCTTGGCCAATGGCGCGATAAGTTGAATGCGCACATCGCGGCAAAAGCAGAACCGACGACAGAACCCAAGCCTGTCAGCACGCCAGAGCAAGTGATGCTGAAAGCGTTGCAGACCATGTACGACAAGACGCGGAAGGCAGCGTTCAAGTGCCACGACGCGGATTCTTACAAGAAAGCGCTGCACCTCGCAGCCTTCGCGGTCACGGGCAAAGAAGGCCAGATCAAGACTGGCGACAAGACCAAGAAGTGACACTGGACGGGGCGGCGCAAGCCGCCCCTTCTTTCCCCCTCAAACAATGGAAAAACAAAATGACTGACTTGGAATACATCTTGCAAGCCGCAAGTATCTTGGCCTTTGCAAAACGGAAAGAATTGAACGCGCTTAAAGCGATGTTGGAAGCGCACATGGGCGATGGGGCAAGCGCAACTGTTGGTGACGACCTTGCTTATGCGTGGATTGAAAACGAATTGGATGCGTGCGAATGAACGAATGGTTCGAAGATATCGTAACGCTGGCCTTGTTTGTGATCGCCGTGCTTGTGATCGCCGTGCTTGGTTTTGGCCTTGGCCTTTGACACCTCACCCCGCAGCCGAAAGGTTGCGGGGTTTTTTTATGTCCTGTGGCCTTCGATGCCTGTTCTCGCGCCCGCATATAGCCAAGAGGTTGACCCTTTGATTGCCACGCCCGACCCGTTAGTCACCGCGACTAAGGCCGCGCAGCACCGAGGCTAGTTCTCGCTCCCGCATCGAGCCAAGAGGTTTCGGCGTTGTGCAATACCAATCTAATACCAATGCCGCCGCAGCGAGGTTAGTCGGCCAAACTAAACCAGTTCTCGCTCCAGCATCTAGTCTGTTAGTTTGTACGACTAACGGCTGAAGACCCGGCGGATGTTGTCGAGTTCTAGTGTGAGTTCTGCCATACGCTTATTGTGATACTCCTGCATGGTGAGTTCCCCGATGCTTTCGTGGCACTTAGTGCAGGCGGGCTTTAGGTTACTCTTGGTTGCTGTGCCACCATGCTTAGTCGGGATAACTAAGTGCATATGCAACGCACGGGAACGTAGCGGCCCCGAACCACATAAAAAACAAAAAGGGTCGTTGTTAGCCAAGAACTCGTTACGTATACGGCGGGCGGTTGAAGTCATGATTTTGCTCCTTTTTAGGGTACACTTCCCTAAGTACTACTGTACCGGAACAAATAGCGAAGTACAAGTGTCCGTCGAAACTGTCTACAGTAATAAAAATCTGATGTACCACAAATGTGTACTTTTGTCCCAATGTTCGGGGCAATGTTCGCCCTAATGTTCGCTTTTTGCTCCTCGTAAGTATTTGATATTGCAGGAAAGTTCATTTGTTCTAATGTTCCATTTGTCTCTTTCAGGGTAAAATATTTCCGCCCGTTTGGGCACGCGCGGCACTAGGAACATTGCACCAAAAAAATAAAATCGGTAAACAGAAAAACACTATGAACATTAGGAACATTAGGTACTTCCCAACAATATCAAGCACTTATATATATCTTTAAAAATAACTTTAAGAACTTTACACTACACTCACTTTTTTCTCATGCTTTGTCAGCGTTAACCATCATCTACCACTTCTAACTATTTTAACTGAAAACTAACTATTTTTCACAGTATTGTGGCGCTCCCTGATAGAATGTGCTAAGGTACTAGTACGGCCCGAAATTGAAACTTGACTCTCTGCCTTCGGGCCCCGCCTGCCTCGTTAGTCGCGCTGACTAACCGCTCTTTGACAATAGAATAGCTGAACACGCCGCTTGCCCCTTGGCGACACGTGTGCCCGAACGGATGGGATCAGCATCAAAACAAGGGGGACGGCAGAATAGCTGCGTCCGAAAGTGCAGGGGTATGCAACCCTGTAGTCGGGCGGTCCAACGCTAACCTAAGCCGCTGTGCGACAGAGTAGGTCCACCAAGTATGGAGAAAAGAACTCCACCGCGTTGTTAGTTGTGATGACTAACGGCACACCGCGAAAGCGGGTAGGTGCAAAGGTTCTCCCAGAAAAGTAGATGCCGCTATCAGCCCCCCACTTGGGGCGGCACAGCAACGTGGTAACACCCACGCCTCGCAGAAGGGAACCAAGGATAAAAGGGCTCAGGCCCATTGCGAAACTGTCACGGCTCGGCTGGCTTGCGTTGCTGCAAGGATTCAGGGGAGCCCCCAAAGGGATTAACAGTCCATGGTTAAGCATACACACATCAAGAGGATGGGCGCTGCACATGGTGAACCAATCACCCCACGCTAACCCGTGCGACACACCGCCCGTCCTAGGTTATTTGTTTTTAAGTTATTCGTTTGGCACTTTAGTCATGCCAACTAACCGCGGCCATGCCGCTAACAACTGGAGAACCACCATGAAAAAAGAACTTAACGCTGCGCTGATCCGCGCCTTGGCGCTGCAACTACGTGCCGCCCTACTACGGCAAATGGAAGCAATCGAAACCTTTAGTTTGGAGAACTAAGATGAACACCAACACCAACACCAACACCAACACCAACACCACCTACAAGCACACCAACTTCACCCAGTTCAACGCTGACCTTCGCAAGGGCAAGGTCGCTGGCATCATCTTGTGGCGCGGGCCCAGCGCCATTGACGGCTCGCCCGTGTTAGTCGTGGCAACTAAGTTTGCACAAGACAGCGACAACACCAAAACAGGAGAGATGGTGCAAACCTACATCCTGCCCGACCCCCATGCCGCTGGCATTGTCGTGAACGGCTCCACCCCCGCCAAGATTAACGATTGGCTTAGATCCACGGGCGCTGTGAGTATCTGCGGCGACTGTCCCCACGCATGGCAGATGGTCGAAGGTTCATCGCCCGCCCGTTACGAGAAGGGCGCTTGCTACGTGCGGGAATACCAAAGCCCTGCCGCTGTGCTTGGCGCTATCTTCCGCGCCTCATATCCCGAGGCTGGCGTAGACTTCCCCGCCGATTGGGTTCCGATGCTGGCCGCTGGGCTGGCCGTGCGGCTTGGCTCTTATGGTGACCCCGCTGCCGCTGCGCCGCAGCCCCTGATTGCCCTAGTGTCCCGCGCTAAGACCCGCACGGGCTACACCCATATGTGGAAGAGCAAGTACCCGCTTGCGCGGGCTAACGCCGAGGCGCTGCGCCCATATGTCATGGCATCGTGCGACAACATGGAAGACTACGCCGAGGCCACCCGCTTGCGCTATCGTGCATTCCTCATTACCCCCAAGGACCGCGACTATTCCTCGCGTTCGCTCCTGTCCGTAGGCTCCCACATCGTGGACGCTATGATCTGCCCTGCATCCGAGCCGTTCCTTGCCTTGACGGGCCGCAAGACTTCCTGTGAAGACTGCGGGTCGTGCAGCGGGACCGAGGGCAAAGGGGCTCACCACCCCAACGTGTTTACCCCCGCACATGGCGCGACAGCATCCCGCTTCGCAGTTTGATAGGAGAACTAAGATGACAAAGACTTACGAAAACACTTGGGGCACACCCCTAGGCCAAGACTGTGTGGACCTGTGCAGCACCCTGCCGCGCTGGCTGGGTGAACGCCTGATGTTCTTGGGGATGCACACCAGCGGTGCGCCCGCTGCGTACTGGGATGGGGATGCGTCCTTACCCGTGCCGATTGACCGCTGGCGCAGCGACCTGACTAAGCATGGCCTCGCGCTGTCCTTGGTGGGCAACCTATCGAACCTCGACCTGACCATAGATGAAGAGGAGCGGGCGCACGAAGCCGCGCAACGCGCAATGGTGTGGGTCACGGCGAACCTGACAAACCTGTGGGATTAACCCTTGCCGCTTAGTCGCGGCAACTAACAACTGGAGAAGAAGATGAACACGCATGAGATAGAAGCCCTGTTCAAGAAATACTGGGAAGGGACTGATCAGGATAAAGCCGAGGTGGCCGAGTATATCCGCAAGTCAGAGAACTTCGCCATGATGCGTTCCGCAGAGTTCGTGCAAGTCGCACAGAACTGGGCCGAGCGGCTAGGCATCAAGAGGATGACCGACGAAGAAGCCGAGGCGTATGACGCCGCGCTGGATGCTGATACCGAAACCTGCCCCTGCTGCGGGCAACAACTGGAGAACTAAGATGGCACTTACCGACCTTTGCCTGCGCGACGAACGCCCGCACTTCTGCGAGGGGGTGCAACGCACCTACGCCCTGCCGAACGGGTACGAACTGAGCCTGATCAACTTCCCGAATGCACACGTATTTCCCTTTGCGTGGGAAGGTGCGGTGATCAACCCGCATGGCAAACTGGACTACGACACCCCGCTGACCAACGATGTCGAGGTGTTCCGCACCGAGGAGCAAACCAACGAGTGGATCATCCGTGCCATCCTATGGGCCGAGGCCGAGGGAACTGTTATCAACCCCGACACCACAAACAGCGCCGATCCCTATCACCCCGACTACGGACTACCTGCCGTTGTACGGCTCCGCGCCGTACACATAGCCGAAACCAAAGGGGTAAAGGCCGCTGCATCCGAGTGCAATGTGGCGCTGTCCACTGTCTATCGCTGGCGTAATGCCTACGTGACTAGTGTTAGCTACACGTAGCTAACACGAAAAAAACAAGTGGGGAGAATACTTAACTATTTTTCCCACTATTGTTGAACTACGCTAGCAAATAGTGTAGTATTGTATCAGGCGATGGTTAAACATCGCCGCGCCGACCTCGCTACCAAAACCAACAACCTTAGTCGCAACGACTAACATCTGGAGAACTACTATGACCAACCTTAACTTCAATGCCCCGTCCATCGCGTCCGCAGCTATGCTGGTTGACCTGTCCATCAGCCAGTGGAAAGGGCTGCGCCGTGACAAGGAGGCGTCCAAGAACCTCGCCGATAGCGTAGGGGCCAAGCGGGGCCACATGACCGCAAACAAGAAACTTCTTGGTGACAGCTTGGAACTCAAGGCCATCGATAGTTTCGTGGGCGCGGCCCGCACGGGTGTCCATCAGGACATGACGATGCCTTGGTCCAACAGCGGGCTGCGCTTGCTGCCGACCGCTAAGTTCTTTGACTACCAGAAGGCCATCACAGCGCAACAGGCCAAGTTCTACGAACTGCTTGAGGAGTTCCTGCAATCCTACGAGTGGGCCCGTACCGAGGCTAAGGCTGCACTGGGCAGCGTGTTCAACGACCGCGAGTACCCCACACGATCAGTCTTGGCGACTAAGTTTCGCTTCGTAGTAAACTATCTGCCCGTGCCCGAGGTTGGCGACTGGCGTGTAGACATGGGCAACACCGCCCGCAATGAACTGGCCGAGCACTATTCCAAGTACTACGAGGAGCAGAACCGCACTGCCGTGGCTACGCTATACGAGCAGACCCTCAAGCCCTTGCTGCATATGTCCAAGAAGTTGGCCGACCCTGTCGCTGGGGATGCGGTGAACAAGAGCGGCATCCAGACTTTCCGTGATACACTTGTCGAGAACGTGGTCGATATGATTGACCGCTTGGAAGTTTACAACGTGATGGGTGACCTCACTATCCGCGAGACACGCTTCAAGTTGCAGCAGATGCTGGACGGCATCACGCCCGATGCGCTGCGCGAAGATGCACACTTGCGCCGCGAGACTAAGCGCAAAGTGGATGAGGTTATTGCCTCGCTGCCTTCGCTCGACAACTGGTGAGGGCGCAAGCCCCCGCTATCCTAAAAACAAAACCACAACTTAGTCTGGAGGACTAACAATGACCGCACACTATCTCGTTTCCCTGAACGAAGCCGCCCTCGCTATCCGCGCTACTGCGGGCGATATCACCACCCTTGTGCAGGGTGACATGGGCTGGGGCAAGACCAGCATCCTCAAGATGTTGGCAGAACAACTGCCCGACTACATCCCGATCTACTTTGACTGCACTGTCAAAGACTTGGGCGACCTTGCTATCCCGATGATCAAGCGCAGCGAGGATGGCATCGACTACGTGCACATGGCTCCCAACGAGGAACTTGGTGTGCATCTTGTCGGCAAGAAGCTGATCATTATGATCGACGAACTGGGCAAGGCTAACCCGTCTGTGGTGAACGGCTTGCTGCGATTGATGCAGGAACGTCAGTCGGGTAGCTACAAGCTACACCCCGACACCATCGTGTTCGCGACTACCAACAAGGGCAGCGAGGGCTTGGGCGATATCCTCAAGCCCCACGCACGTAACCGCATCACTATCCTGCCGCTGCGTAAGTCCACCAACATGGAGTGGATCGAGTGGGGCATCAACAACAGCATTGACTACTCGTTGTTGGGCTGGTGCAAGGACAACGCGCAAGCGTTCCAGTCCTTCGAAGACGTAGCCGACTGCAATGACAACCCCTACATCTTCCACCCCAAAGCAGCGGGCCGCACCTCGTTCATCACGGGCCGCTCGTTGGAGAAGCTGTCCCACATCCTCAAGAAGCGTCCGTTGCTTGGTGAGAACCTGACTATGGCTATGGCCGTAGGTACAGTAGGTGGGCCCGCTGCCGCTGACATTATGACCCACGTGCGTATGGGTGACCAACTGCCTTCGCAGCAGTCCATCAAGGACGATCCAGCTAACGCCATCGTGCCAACAAGTGCTGCGGCTGTGTGCTTGCTTGTCTATCGTGCCTTGGCGTCCATCGACAAAACGTGGGTCGATGCGTGGCTGACTTACATGGTGCGCCTCGACAAGGAAGCGCAGGGGATGTTTGCCAATGGCGTAGTGACACCCTCGTTCAAGCGCAAGGGCGAGTTGATGACCAACCTCAAGTGGACCAACTGGGCCCGCGAGAATGGCTACCTGATGAGCGCCGACCTGAAGTAACCATAACACGGGGCGCTTAGTCGCCCCGACTAACAACTGGAGAACTAATATGTTTATGCAAAATACGATCACGCTAGAGCAGCGTGTCCAAAAGTCGGCTGTGGCTATCATGGCCCATCCGAAGTGGTCGGCCCTTGCGGGTGTCATTATGATTGGCAAGCGCGGTGTGTCTGATACTTGCCCGACTGCGTACACCGATGGCGTCAACGTCATGTTTGGCCGTGCGTTCTTTACTGATATGCCCGATGCAGAGTTGCGCTTCGTCGATGTGCACGAGCAATTCCACAAGATGTATCGCCACCTGACTACGTGGGCATGGATGTGGAAGATCGATAAGCAGCTTGCCAACATGGCCTGTGACTACGTCATCAACTGCAAGATCTACGATGCCTCTGCGGGCGATGGGTTCTTAGTCATGCCCAAGAAAGGTTTGCTCGACTTCAAGTATCGCGGCATGGATGCAGCACAAGTGTTCAACTTGCTGCGTAAGGATCAAGAAGGCGGCAAGGGTAAGGGCCAAGGTCAGGGCGAGGGCTTCGACGAGCACGACTGGGAAGCAGCCGAGGAGATGACTGACGCGGAGAAGCGCGAGGTAGCGCAGGATATCGACGAGGCTATCCGTCAAGGTGCGCTGGTTGCGGGCAAGATGGGCAGCGGTGGTGAGCGCATCGTCGGGGAGTTGCTAGAACCGCAGGTCGATTGGCGCGAGGCGCTGCGTGACTTCATCACGACTACCTGTGCTGGCAAAGATTATTCCACGTGGACTAAGCCCAACCGCAGGTTCGTCGGTGCAGGTATCTATATGCCTAGCGGCATCACCGAGCGTGTCGGGGAACTGGTATTGGCGATTGACACATCAGGCTCAACCTATGCTCCGGGCGTCCTTGATGCTTTCATGGCCGAGGCCAAGTCGCTGTGCGATACAGTCAAGCCCGATGTTCTGCACATCATCTACTGGGATACCAAGGTATGCCATGCCGAGCGGTATGAAGCCGACCAACTAGAAAACTTACTCTCTACGACTAAGCCCAAGGGTGGTGGCGGCACTCACATCCCGTGTGTCCCCGAATACATGGCCGAGCAGGGTATCATTCCGCAAGCCGTGGTTGTCCTGACCGATGGCTATCTGGGTGGCGTGTGGGGCACGTGGTCCTGCCCCGTCCTGTGGTGCGTCCTCGACAACAAGTCGGCCAACCCGTCCGTTGGTCAAACTGTCCACATCAAATCGCATGATATGTAAGGAGAAAACAACATGACACGTATATATCCACCCGCTCGCCCCTGCTCGTTCTTTGAGGTAGTCGCTACCTATAACAACATCAAACCCTCAAAGGGTAAGTACGCTGCCTACGATGTCCGCCCCTTGGGGCGGCGCAGCAATCAACACGAACGCATCATCAAGATCGATGAGAATACCTATGCGCTGTGGCCGTCCACGCACTGGTGGGTCGATTCTAAAAACCTCGACCTTGAGGATGCACGTATCCGTGCGGCTGTCCTGTGGGAGCGCACCGACAAGGGCGACTTCATCCACGTGCGTAACTCTTGGTTCAATAGCAGTAACATTTCACACTATCGGTTCTTGAACGAGGTGCTGCCTTACGGGCTGAACTATCATACGGGAAACGGCAAGCAGTACGTCATCCCGCACTTTGCTTTGAAGAAGCACTATCTGCCGCACGACGAATGGTTTGGTGGGTCGTATGCGAAGCACATATCTGGAGACCCCAACAAGCCCAATGTGGTCGACAACAGCCCGTTAACTCCTGAACTTGTTTACAGGCACGAAGGCGACAGGAAGTTTACGCTGGTTAGCGAGGAGTACGCCGCGCCCAAGAAGGCTGTGAACTTGGCGGATAAGAAGGCGCTGACGCCCAGCATCAGGGCTTTCAAGGAGTGGGCGTTGGTCATGGCCCCTATGCTGAACCTGAAGCCGTATTGGCTGTGGGATGGAAACAAAGAAGCCACCAGCTACACTATGGCTAGGGAAGCACACGCCGCCCAAAACACTACCGATGAGCGGTTGCTCAGGGATTGGATGGAGAGCAATGGGTACGGAAAGGTGTACGTCATGGACCATGTTGCGCCTAAGATCATACGGCAGATCGTGGAGACTGAAGACCACCCGATGCGCGTGGTGCTAGCTAAGTACGTCTTAGATGACTGCGGCTACACGCGCATTGCAGATGAAACCCGCAGGAAAGTGTACGACGAGCGCGAGGCGCGGGCCAAGTTCGGCACTGTGTTTAACTACCACATGAACCGCATCCTTGGTCTTGTGGAAAATAAGTAAGCAATAAGTATAACCCTTAGTCGCAACGACTAACATCTGGAGAACTACAATGGCTGAACATTATGAAGTAGTTAGACTGGAAGAACAGACAGAGGAGCAGTTCAACACACGGAGCCGTGGCACACACGGGGTGACGATAGATGGGTTCGTCACCGCCCTCAAAGCAGAGATGCCTTACCTCAAGTTTCGCAGCACTCAGGCATACAACAGTGAGGTCGCTGTGTACCGCGAGGGGGATGCCTTAGCTATGGGCTGGATTGGTTATGGCGACTACAGTCCGGGGGTATCTAGCGTCAAGCGATACACTGTATTCAGCCTAAACATTGACAATGGTAAGTATTCTAAGAGTTCTAACCAGCGCAATATGGCAATGACCACAGACTTGGGCAAAGCCGTCAAGCTAGTAAAGAAGCACTTACGCCCGATACCAACCGAGGTGGCAGCAAAGCATTCCCTGACAGAGTTAAACTATGCTTATTCAGAGGCACACAAGGGCGCTAGGAAGTTACTAGATGAGAGCCGCCGCGCAATCGTCGGCGCTTCAGGGGACGTATTCCTCAACCCCGCCTTGGAGAATGTCTTCGCTTTGCTACGTATGCAGGAACAGCCTATCGGTGACGCGGTCTTTAACGCGCACGTGAATAACTACTTCATCGCTAAGGACGCAATGGCCGAGGCCAAGACTTTGCACGGCGACATATACTTCGTGCATCCGCAGATGAAGTTTGGCGAACCAGTATACAACCTAACCTCAATCACGTGGAACCAAACAGTCCCGTCTGTGCTGCCAAGATTTCACGTGATGGAGTCTCTTGCTGCGGCTTACGCTGCTGCCGTGGGGGTAGACATGGAGGCAATCAAGGGCCGTGTCGCTGTGCTGCACATGATGCAGACTAATGAGTTCGTCGTTGGCGTGGGTATGAAGGTCGACGCTAATCGTTACTTCGTGGTGGTGTGATGACGAGCACACGCGAACGGATTGAGGATGCGTTTGGGAGGAAAGCCGCTAACCCAAGACTGCATCACCTATGGCTTAAAGAACTAGCCGAGACTTATCGCCAGTACAGGGACTTAGTGTACACGTACATGAGTAACCCACAGTTCACTATGCTTGTTAAGAAAGCACTCGTTGCGCACGATGTACTTGCTATGCCAAAGCACACAACAGTTTATCGTGTGGCGCTACATCCTGATAGGGATAATATCGAAGTGGTAAGTATTGGCATGGAACGTGTTGATACCACACCCGATACTGTGTATGCTGACTTCTCACGACTACCCACGTGGATGCAGGACAGGCTTCACGTGATGATTATGCTAGATGATACCGCGCCCACCGAGCACATAGAAGGCATTGGACGGCGCATAAGTAAGTACGTGTTTTGGCTGGAGATACCTAAAGGAGAGAACAATCATGGCTGATACGCCAGAGAAGAAAGTAAAGATTAAACTTGTAGCGCAGCTTAAAGCCTTGGGTGCGTATTACTTTTACCCCGTGACAGGCGGCTATGGCGCAAGCGGTGTGCCCGATGTGATCTGCTGCTACAAGGGCAGGTTCTTTGGGTTCGAGTGCAAGGCTGGCAACAACAAGCCAACTACCCTGCAAGATATTAACATAGAGGCCATCCGCAAGTCGGGTGGTTACGCCCTTGTTGTCAACGAGGAGAACGTAGGGGTGATGACGCAATACTTAGTGGGGGCAACTAATGATCCCGCTGAATAACCTGAAGCCTAAGCACGTGCTGGCCCTGTATCGTATCGGCAAGGCCAAGGGCCGTGGGCTAGCGCCCTTCCTCAAGCACCCCCGTGACATGATCGCGCTGCGTAAAGAAGCGCAGCGGGTCGGAAAACTGGTGTCGAAATGAACGCGCCGTTTGAACCCACAAGGGATGTACGAGGTAACTCTACGGCCAAATGCACTTGTAAAAAGTGCGGACATTCAATGAATGTCAAAAGCGCTTATGCCACGCGGGCTAATTCTGCGCGGGGCCCTGAAGTTAACATGGCACAAGTTATGCCGAAACTACACGCAGCGGGGTGGACCTACATCAAAGGTGTTCTGCGCTGTCCGGCCTGTAACCTAGAAAGTACTTCCCCGTTTGCGCCGCTTGAACCGCACCACCACTTTTACACGCCCAACCCTCTGGAGAACATCATGGCTAAAGAACCTACAGTTATCGTTATCCCGCCGCCGCCCGTACCACCGCTGCGGCAACCCTCACGGGACCAGAAGCGCCAGATCGTCGCTGCTCTGGAAATGGCATACGACATCAAGAACCAGCGGTACTCAGGCACTGAGACCGACAAAAGTATCGCCGATATGCTTGGTGATAGCATCATGTACGGATGGGTCGCTACGATCCGTGAGGATATGTTTGGGCCCGATGGCAACGAGGAGTTGGGTAGCCTTGCGGCTGACGTTGCAGCATGGATGAAGAAAGTAGATGCGCAGATGTACGCCGCCGAGGTGGCTGTGGCTGAGATCGAAAACAGCCGCGCCGACCTCGAAAACAGCCGCACCGAGGTCAAGAAATACCAAGAACGCCTCAACAAGATCATTGCCGCTATTGGGCCGAAAGCGGAGAAATTGTAATGATAACTAAAATACGGGGCGTTACATACCCCTCAGTGAAGGCTGCATCAGAGGCGCTGGGGGTAACAGTCAATGCCATCTACTCCGCACTTAATCGGGGGAACATAGACACAGTAGGCTTAGGCAAGAGCCAGCCGCGCCATGTCGATCTTGACGGTGACGGACTATCTTTCAAGTCTATTCGGTCGGCAAGTTTGGCACTTGGCTTTGGGCGCACTTACCTAAGCAAAGTGCTTACCCGTGAAAGCGCCCACGGCCTAAAGAAAGTCAAAGAGGCGGTAGCAGCATACAAGGAGAAAACAAAATGATCATAACAGCAGCGGCAGCGACCTGCCTTGCCCTCAACATCTACTTTGAGGGGCGGAGCGAAAGCTATGACGGCCAGAAGCTAATCGCCGAGGTCACCATGGAGCGCGTATATACAGATGGGTTTCCCAAAACTGTCTGCGGCGTTGTCTGGGAAGATGGTGCGTTTAGCTGGACCCACGATGGCAAGAGCGACCGCCCACGGGACATTGATGCGTGGCTGACAGCGCAGATCATCGCCAACGAAACCTTGCTGTACGGGTGCGAGTTTTGCACTGGCGCGACCTACTACCACACCCGCGATGTGCTGCCGTATTGGGCTGACGACATGGTGATGGTGGGAATGTACGGCAACCATGTTTTTTATAAGGGGTGTGATGAATGACTGAGGATGATAAGTTCCGTATCGAACTCCACAGGTCTGATGTTTACTATGGCGACCCACTAGCCGCCGACCGCATCGAGGAGTTGGTGAAGGAGCGGGAACGTTTAGCCCTTGCCATTTGCGGCGGCGAAGATGCGGTGGGGTATGCTAATGCACAATCCGTCGAGGCGTTGGAAAAGGTGGCGCGAGACAATGCAGCGATGACAATGTGGCAGATTGATAAAACAATGCAAGCAGAAGCCAAGCTGACCAAGGCGGTGGCGGGGCTGCGGAAGATTGCGGATTACACACACATTGGCGAATCTGGCCAAGGCGTCAAGCAACACGCTGAAGCACGAATTGCCATCGCCGTGCTGGCTGAACTGGAGGGCCAGTGATGGGTGACGATATGACTGACCAAGAACAGAAAAAGCAGTTGCAGATTGATGCAGGTATTCCGCACTTGCCAACAGACCTGACCTATCAATGCCGCATTGCAATAGCTGGCGAAGGTGAGCGTGGTTGGGAATGGCAGGATAAGCCGCACCGTTTAGTCTATGACCTATGCCGTCAAGTAGAGGCTGATGCCGACCGCATCGAAGAGTTGATAGAGGAAAACAAGGAACTGACGCTGCAACTGCTTGCGGTTCATGGTCAGGCCGCAGATGCACTGGACAAGGCCGTGGTCGCAGAAGCCAAGCTGGCCAAGGCGGTGGAGGCGCTGCGGGTAGCTCTTGAAGGGTTGAATTGGGCCAAAGCCTATTTGTCAACGAGTGGCATTGATAGCGTTCCGGTCAATTATGCGGACGCAAAGGTTTACGCCGTGCTGGCTGAACTGGAGGTAAAGGAATGAGCGAGGTCCGACGTAAACCTATCGAATTTGAATTCGATGATGGCATCACTTACATCAGCTTTGACGACGATCACACCATCCGCGACATCATACGATATCTGCTGTCCACAGGCGTGGAGGCAAGCGAACTGATCGACCACATAAACGATCCGACTTTGCTGGCTGAACTGGAGCGGAAAGAATGAACCATGACATAACAAAAGAAGGGGGCGGTAGCTTTGGGCTTACGTTAAATGCAATCGACGTAGGCGACACAATAGTTTATCATGTAGGTGCTTACGCTAAGGGTCCGCACAAGGCCGACGCACTGAAGGCATACGAAGCGGGCCTGTGCTTTCTCTACCAACGCAAGCTGCCCGATGGGCGGTTTGCTTACACCGCCGCTAAGAAAAAAACCCTTGATGCAAAAAATACCCGCTGATAGAAAGATGGTGAGGGGCGTGAAACAATCTAACAAACGGCAACGGATGTCATTTTGTATTGGTCAGAAATCTGACTGCGCTACGGCCTATTTCCCCAATCGCCCCTCACCAATTCCTATAGAAGTAAGTGGCTGATGATTTAAAAAAGCAGCGTTGGAGGGAGGCGTCTAGGCGTTACTTCGAAAAGAACCGCACTCAGATTTTAGCGCAAAACCGAGAACGTGCAAAGAAAAAAGACGCAGAAGACCCCCTAAGCCGCGAGACAAGAAACTTAAAAAAACGTGCCAATGGGCTAGGCATAACAAAAGACCAATGGGAGAAGATGTTTGACAGCCAAGGACGCGTATGCGCCATATGCAAGTCCGAAATTTCAGGACATAAAAACGGGTGGCACTTGGATCACTGCCACAAGACTAAAACGGTGCGCTTCATTTTGTGCACACACTGCAACCGAGGGCTGGGTGGGTTTCGCGATAGCCCCGAACTACTAAGACGCGCAGCAGATGCGCTTGAGGCTTTCAATAAGAACAGGTTAGACGATGGCAAAGTGGAGTGATACGATGGCTATAGGCGGTGGGATCAGGTTTACCCCCGAAGAACAAGCAGACGAGTCAATACTGGACGCAGCGTTTGCTAAAGCGAACGAGTACCCCGATGGCAACCCGAAGACGGTCTTTGGTGAGGCAAAGCCGAAACTGAGCGACACGCCGACTATTGGTATTCAGCTTATGGGTAAGGTGCACACCAACGGGGCCGCTAAGTATGGGCGCTTTAACTGGCGTGAGCACCAAGTGTCCTCCACTGTCTATTATGATGCGGCGCTTCGCCACCTGATGGCTTGGTTTAACGGGGAGACTATCGACCCAGAGAGTGGGCTACCTCACCTCGCCCATGTCATGGCTTGCTGCAACATCCTGCTGGATGCCGAGCAGCACAAGAAGCTGAACGACAACCGCGATAAATAAAAACTTAGTCTGGAGGACTAAAATGGATGTCTACACGCTAGACTTCGAAACCTATTACGACAAAGACTTTTCCCTGTCCAAGATCACCACGGAAGAATACGTGCGGAGCCCCCTGTTCGAGACTATCGGGCTGGGCATCAAGAAGAACGATGGTCCGACCTACTGGTTGGAAGGAGAGAAGCGCGTAGCGCATACGCTGTCGCGTATCGACTGGCCTAAGTCTGCTATCCTGTGCCACAATACTATGTTTGATGGTGCTATTCTGTCATGGCGTTACGGCGTGAAGCCCAAAGCGTGGTTCGATACCCTGTGCATGGCGCGGGCTATTCATGGCGTAGAGAAGAGCGCCAGCTTGAAAGCCTTAGCCGAATCCTATGGGGTAGGGGAGAAGGGCAACGAGGTCATCAACGCACTGGGAAAGCGGTTAGTCGATTTCACTGAGGAAGAATTGGATCGGTACGGCGAGTATTGCCGCAACGATGTGAGCCTGACCTATTACATCTTCAACCAAATGATAAAGAAGTTCCCCACAAAAGAACTAAAGCTGATCGACCACACGCTGCGTATGTTCATTGACCCAATCCTAGAACTAGACGGCGACTTGCTAGAGATGCACCTGCAGAAAACCAAGCTGATGAAAGAAGACCTGCTCACTGCGTCAGGCGTGACCAAGGAAGACCTGATGAGCAATGCCAAGCTGGCCGCTGTATTGCAGTCATACGGCGCAGAAGTTCCCATGAAGATCAGCCCGACAACGGGCAAACTTACCTACGCCATGGCTAAGAACGACGAAGAGTTTAAGGCGCTGGCCGAGCACGAAGACTTCCGCGTACAGGCTGCGATAGCCGCACGGCTGGGCACTAAGTCCACGCTTGAGGAGACACGTACCCAACGCTTCATCGACATCTCCAAGCGGGGCGCTCTGCCCGTCCCTGTGCGGTATTACGCTGCCCACACGGGCCGCTGGGGCGGTGACGATAAGATCAACCTCCAGAACCTGCCGAGCCGTGGGCCTAACGCTAAGGTGCTCAAGCGGGCCATCATCGCACCAGAGGGCATGACGATTATCGAATCCGACTCCGCGCAGATCGAAGCGCGGGTGCTTGCATGGTTGGCCGAGCAGGACGATCTCGTCGAAGCCTTCGCCCTAGGTAAAGACGTGTACAAGAAGATGGCCGCGAAGATCTACGGCGTCGATGAGGCTGACGTTACTAAGGAGCAACGCTTCGTAGGAAAGACAACTATTCTGGGTGCTGGCTACGGCATGGGGGGCGTCAAGTTCCAAGCCGCTCTATTGACGCAGGGTATGGAGGTGACGCAGGAAGAAGCCAAACGCATCATCACGATCTACCGCGACGAGAACGAGCAGATTACTAACCTGTGGAAACGTGCAGGGTATATGCTCCGCGCCTTAGCCAACGGCGAGGTCCAAGAGTTTGGTCGTGCAGGTGTTCTCAACGTCGATCCCGATGCCCCCGGCGTTATCTTGCCATCTGGTTTGCTGCTTCGTTACGATGGGTTACGCGGCCACCAGAACGCTGACGGCACCGAGTATACTTACCAAACACGCAAGGGGCCGAACCGCATCTACGGCGGCAAAGTCATAGAAAACGTGTGTCAGGCGATAGCAAGGTGTATCATCGGGGACCAGATGTTGCGTATTGCTAAGAAACATCGTGCCGTGCTAACAGTACATGACTCGATTGTCTGCTGTGTTCCCGACGATGAGGTGACCGAGGCTAGGGCTTGGGTTGAGGAGTCGATGCGTTGGGTTCCAGATTGGGCTAAGGGTCTGCCCGTGAACTGCGAGGCAGGTGTAGGCAAGAATTATGGAGACTGTGCGTGAGTGTAGCCCCTTGGTCGTTCAGTAAGCTGAAAGCATTCGAGCAGTGCCCAAAACAGTTCTATCACGAAAAGGTGCTTAAACAGTACCCCGTGCAGGAGACCGAGGCCATGATGTATGGCACGGCGTTCCACAAGGCGTGTGAGGATTTTATCGGGGGCGCGATACCTGTTCCCGAGAAGTTTGGGTACGTTCGGGGGCTGCTTGAGATACTGAACGCCAAGGTGGGCGAGCAACGCTGTGAGGATAAGCTTGGCCGTACCGCAG